CTAGTATTATCGTAGAAGTAATAATCACTAGCATCTGACGGTGGGAAACCTCCTACCTTATTCCATATTGAACTTAGTTGGCTATCTAATGCAGGATTAGAGTAATGCCCTAAATCAGGCAACGCGCTAGTATATTGGTAATTAGAAAGGTTCGTAGATATTGTGGAACCACGTTCTAACCTGTCGTCTAAAGGTGAAGGATCATTTGGTACCGAGTTATAGGTTGAAGAAAACTGTAAATAGTATGCTGAAGTTACGTATGAAGAGGCACCGTTAGCAAGATTGGATCCATAATTTATGATTGTGAAAATACCAGAATCATAAGAGCTTGCACCTGAAGCCTCCACACCATCAACATATTGAGTTGAGGATACTACGTGAGAGTGGTTCGTAAATCCTTGAGAATCTTTACCAAAAGTGACCGCTTGAAAAGTATAGTTAGAGGTATCTAGAATAGAGCTAGCTGTCGGTAAGTCGGCCAGAGCCGGGTTTACCGTCATTACACTTGTCAGTATATCTCCAAACCCTTTTAGTAGCATTATATATCAAAAGTTATTGTGTTTATTCCGAGATTTAATGTTACATAAACGATATCCGCTAATTCGTTTACGTAACGATAATCAATCCTAGAGCCACCCTCAGATTCCATTATAGTCTGAGTCTTATCTTTGTCTCGGCTAGCATATGCAGTAGCAGTATTCTTACCTGCGATATTGTTAAAGTGTTTAAAGATATCAAACAAGTCTTGCTTTGTAAGCTCTACACGATACTCTAAGCAACCCCGTTTGAGATCATCGAGAACACATAGAGGATCACTCTTAGTCCCAGCAGCAAAGATCTCAGAGAGTCTCTTCATGGTAAGGTCTTGAATTTCAACCTTATCAAGAATCATGTAGGTATCTGGTTGACCTCCTGGGGATGTAAAGATTTCAACCACATACTCTTGATCCTGACGGTGCAGTTGACCGTAAGATTCTAAGTAATTATTTGGTAGCCTGATATCTCTGTTCCGAGTATCGAAATTGACTTGGAAGTTCTTAAAGTCGTCTTCGGTTATACCGATCAAAGGAGACGGACTAACATTACTGTTACTTGGAAGATTAGTAAGCTGATCTATGCACTCTAAGTTCCTGTTACTAAAAGTAAGATTTATCCCGTTAGATGTTGGTGGGCTAAACTGAGGCTCTCTAGTTTCTACAGGTAAGAACTTAGAATGCGAGTATTTTTGAATAACATCCTGCCTCGAAAGTAATTGAGTATGTTGAACCCAATCCCCCTCAGAGTTAAATGACCACATCTTCCCATCTTCAGGCTTTGTATGAATCCAAACATTAACACTCCTACCACCAAAGATAGTTCGAGCATCGTTAGATATTAACGAATCAAAGTTTAAACTGTAAGTATGGTTAGGGAGCAAGAAGTTATTAGATATTGGATGGTTAGAGGGAGCGGAGTATTTAGAAATGTCGAATCTAAATCTTGTAGCAGCACCGACACCAGACCTCATCATAATGAACGTTCTGTCATACAAGAAAGGATCTTCATATTGAGATCTTTCTGTCCCAGGAACTTTTACAATAGAAAAAGAACTATCGTCCTCAGTGCCAGAAGTTAGCACTAACTCCACGTTATCTACAATACCAGAGGCTACCCTCTCAAACGTGTCTAGGTACATGCTGCTGGCTGCTGAGGCTACGAAAGCGGTAACCCCTGTGAAAGCAGTGCCCGTAACAGTTAGACGCTCAGGATCCGTTAGAGACGTTGTAACGTAGGTATCATCTAAGATATTTTCAAAGCCATGATTGTATAATAAAGGACCATAAGCGTGTGAGAAAATATTAGCTCCATCCTGCATTTGAATATCAGGACTCAAACGATGCCAGTAGAAACTTTCCTTATAGATGTTGAAAAGCCTATGAAGATCTCTGCCGAATTCGAAGTTGTAGTAATCACTGGTGCCGTTTGGGAAAGTATATCCGGCACTCCCATCATTGGTTGCACTTGTCGCATAGGACAAGGTAACGCCGCTAGTCCAAGAAACTATTTTATCCTCGGTAGCTGATAATGAGCTAGCTGCTGCATTAGAATTCTGTAAAGTAATTAAATCTTGTTGAAGAGCATCAATACCAACCTGAAGTTCTGCTCTCAAATACTTCTCCCTTTCAGAAACTCTATGCATAGCGGCATAAATGCCTGGAAGCTGACCTCTATCCGTTGTCCTATCTGTGTTAGCCTGGAAGTTAGCGTTAAGACCTCTTGTAACTTGAGTATTGCTTACATCATATTCATAATATGAATTGTTTGAACTTAGGTTCTCACACTGAGACCATATGCTAGGGAGATTAATATGATCTGTAACCGGAGCATATGTTAATGAACTAGGTATCAACCCTAATGGAATCCCACTAAGCCCAGAAGCCATATCAAACCCAACAGGCATATTAAAGCCAGTCCTGTCGTAGTAGCCGTTAAAAGGCATTATCTTTTCATAAGACCTTCTTCTGGACGTATTCCTGGGAACACTACCGATGCTAGAGACGTTAACTAATTCAGGAGATACTAAGGATTGAGTAGCAGACTTTCCAATTACATTACCTCCTGTGTTTATACCTCTCTTATAAGTGTTAAGATATATGCCGGATGCAAAAGTATTGTTACCAGCGGCAACATCAATCTCCTCCCTATCCAGGTAGACATGGGGAAGACAACTACCTTCAATACTTAGAGTTTCAGGAGGCCCCGACACCTCTAAAGATACCAAAGGTATGGAGTGTGCAGGAGCCATCTTGTTGATAGACTGAGCAACAAAATCTAAAGCGTCTCCATTACCTATTTCATCTAAACCATTCTTAGTGAAATCAAACTCGCTAGCCTGTAGAACTAGTTTAAAGTGAGACGACTTACCGGACCATAACGAAGCGTAATCGAATCTATTGTCATTCAGATTTCTAATTAAATTATCTAAGTTTGGAGGAGAGTTATAGCCTGAAGTAAAAATTAACCAAGAACCTGTTCTTGGTTCGTCATCGTCTGTTATCGCATTAGAAGTGATATAAGAGCTAACGTCTATGGCAAATTGCTGGCGGACTCCAAAACAAGCCAAGCGATCCGCTATGAAGGTAATCTGGGGATCTCCTAGTTCAGTATTTACGTAGTAAGGATACTCCTCAAAGGGAGGAATTGGATACTCTCTCCCTCTGTAATTGAAGACAGGGACTTCATTTGTTAACCACTCCGTAAGTGGGAATTGATCTGGGAATTGCCTGACTGTATCTAAAATAATCTTATCCACCGCAAGACGAATATTATCATCCATGCTGGAGGTAGAGTACTTTTCGATCCCCATCTCTGAAGCTATACTCGGAGTCCAGCTTTGAAAGCTCTTGAAGTATTCCGATTCTGTTGCCAATGCATAGTATATTAAATAAGGAATGTAGGATTCCCACAACTCAGTTATCCTACCTTCAATAGGGAATTGATCTTTAGGGAAGACAGTATTAATAGTGCTCTGAACTGATTTTTTAGTACCTACGGATTTGTAAATAGAGACAGCATTCCTAAGCTGAAGACGCCATCTAGAAGGATCATTTCCGAATAAGTCCCACCCAATCAACTGAGCTATTAATGGGAGATAATCATCAGGACAATCATCAATATCATAGAGAGTTGATATCTCTTCTGTGTCGTTATTAATATCAAACGCAAAGAATGATAAAGCCCTGATAAGCCTTGCAAAAGGACCGCTTTCAACTTTTTCAGAAGACTTAAGATTGCTGTCTATGTATGTTTCAAACTTATCTTTTACCCTAAAGTCTGAACCATCCGCGAACAATGGAGAATAAATTACATCATTCCATGTTTTAAGTTTTTCTAATTGCTGAGTTCCGCTAAGGTCAGATCGAGTTCCACTTGCAAATGTGGCAGAAGGATAATACGAAGTTAAATTATTTCTCCAAACATACTCAGATAACCCTTTAATACCGTCATTAAGATTTACAGGAGTTCCTGAGTAGAGATTTTTAACTATTAAATCTTTTACATAAGAAGAAGGGTCGTAAGATGAACCCGATGTATTAAGGAAATACATCCACGAAAGGTTCGCTATGAGATAATTATGTATTGCAGAAGAATCGCCAATGCTAGAAAATAAAGAAGAATCAGGATTGTTTAAATTAATAGCAGAAATAACAGTATCCTGAACATACGTTGAAAATTGAGTTTCGTTTTCAAAGTCTTTGAACTTCTTGTCAAAGTAGGATAGAATGTTATCTTCAAAACTCTGTGTGGTAATATTCGTTAGGTTATTTTGTTTTACAAAATAAGGAGTTATGCCTTCTAAGGTATTTATAGAACTGAATGCAGAATTGCTTACGGCGCTTACGTTTAGGATAGACGAGAAGTTATCAGCAATGTCTATGTGGCTGTTAATAATTGTATCAATTAAATCGTCTTCTTTAGGAGTTTCAGATATATCATCCTCATAAAGGTATGCAGGGAGAATATACTTTAAAGCCTTAAAGTAATTTCTCTTAAAGAAGTTAGGATTTCTTAAATAAGCCTTACTGGACATTATACATACTCTGTTCGAATGGCTAAGTTATTTAATTGAATTATCTCATTAAATCCAACTTTAATGGGCTTATCAACATTGGTAACTTCTGCATACCTGATATTAGTTTCGTCACTCAATAGAACTCTAATTAAATCCTGTGGTACAAACGGCTCTTGGAAATCAGTGTTATCAATATTCATGTAATTTAGAATAGATCTACGGGCTGACTGAACAAGCTGGCCTTCACTCCTCCTAAACTTTTCATCTAATGTTATAGTGACGACAAGGTCTAAAGTCCTTATCAGACCATCTACAACTACAACCTCATCGGTTAACATCTTCTTCGACTCCATGGCCTCTAGAAGCTGTCTCTTGTATTCCTGAGTCGCTCTCCTAAGTTGACTATCAGAAGCTCTCTCTAACACAAACAAATCAATTATGTTAGCAGATGAGAATGCTCTCCGTACTGTCGCAGTAGCTTTTCCAGTAGATCCATAGTTGGAAGCAAAAGAGTTTGCGAATGCTTTAAAGTCTTGTAGGGTTACAAGACGATTCTGAGTTCTAAAGTATAACGGAGCATATCTTTTTGCTTGAGCCACAGACTCGGCGTCTCGACCACCCGTCGCCTGACTAGTATTCTCAATAGTTAAAGTCACCTCCTCAGAAGTTGCTCCTTGAGAAATGCCCTCAGATTGAGCATTAATAACACTATTTGCTATATTGCCTCGTGTACCACCACCTACACGATAGGTTACAACATAATTATCACCTATTGAAGGAGATCTACCAATCGTGTCGTCACCAAACAAAATAGAAGCCCTAAACTGCTCATCGGTAGTTACCTGGAATACTTTATCACCCTGACCGGATGCAAAATAAATATTATCTTCCTCTTTGTAAATACCTTCGGTTGTAGAATCTCCTGTTAAGTATACCTGAGCACTTTTCTCAACATAAGGAAATTGAGAAAGATTTATTGTTTTTATTGCTTCTGGTGACGCGAATGTTCCTGTCTCGACAACTAAAGCGCCTTCAAGTAGCACAGCGTCTGTAACAGTAACCGTCCCTCCCGAAGAGCTAACACTAAAATCTAAGTCTTCACTCGCATCAGTAAGATCTACAGTCCCGTTACTGTTAACTTTATACAGGGTGTAGGTCAATGTACCCCCATCTTCAGGGGAAGTAATGGTAACTACTCGATTAGCTGCGGAAACAGTTAAAGAAGAAGGACTTGCCTCAGTATTAGTTGTATAAGTGATTGAAGCATTAGCAGCAGCAGATATAGGACCCTTTAATCTGACGCCAATAACCTCTAATAACCTCTTAACACTATCACGACTTCTAGCTGTTCCTATGTAATTCTCATTAGCAAGATAATCAGATTTGTTAGACTGGATGTGCCCAACTGCTGCCATCATCTCTAACAGGAGGACACCAAAGTCTGAGCTTTCAAAGTTGTTGTAGTCTAAAGGGAAGTTAGCTCTTACATATTTAATTAATGTTTGACGTAGTGTCTCAAAGTCGGAGGCGCTATAATCAATAAGCTTTTGCTTATTATCAAGCTCTGAAGGTAATAACTTTAAAAAGTCCGAATCAACTGTTCCTGAAAAAACTACCATTATACTCTAACTCCGATATTGAAGGCACTGGAAATAGCATCCTTAACAGAACAGTAAAGATTAACCTTTAATTGACCACTTCTAGTTTCAAAGACTTGAATCTTTCCGACTGAAACTGTGCTAAGGTATCTACGTATTGATGTTACAACCTCCTCTTTTATCAAGGAAAAAGTAATCTCATCTAAGGGCTCCATTAAAAACTTTCTAAGGTTACAACCATAATCTGGCCTCATAAATCTCTCACCTCTCTCAGTCTTTATTAAAGAAGAAAGATTTGATTTAACTAAATCTAAATTAGTGGATTTACTAAAATATCCATTCTTAGGGTTTTTTGGTATAGGGTAGTTAAGCCCTTGCAATCTTGGATCTTTTAATACTGTAGCTTTCTGAATTACAGAAGGAGCTACTGTGCCGTAAGTTGTAACGTTATTTGAGATAGCCATTTTAAGTTGTCTTGAATACTATGCCTGCACTAGAACCATCTACTGAATCTGGATCTGTTACACTAGTTGTACCACTAAGAGGTTCATACCAAGCTACCCAATCGTCAAC